AGGCCAGCGGCACGTCGGCCTGGACGCTCGTCATCTACGGGACATGAGCCATGCTGAACGCCGGCATCATGGACCAGAAGGCGACGATTGAGACGCCCACCGAGGGCGTCAACAGCATCGGCGAGCCGACGTTTACCTACTCCACGTTTGCTACTCGGTGGATTGCCCTGCTGCCGCTGTCGGGGGCCGAGCGGGTGGCCAGCCTGCAGACCGAGGGCACCGTGACGCATCGGGTGCGGATGCGGTACACGCCTGGGCTTAAGCCCAAGATGCGGCTGGTGAGCGAGGGCCGCACGTTCGAGATCGACTCGGTCGTCGAGCGGGGCCGCCGCGAGGAGCACGAGCTGCTGGTCACGGAGAAGCTCGACTGATGGCAGTGCAGCTGGGAATGACTATCGACGGGGTTAAGGAGGTGCTGGAGGGCTTTGCGGCCCTGCCGGTCGGCCTGCAGAAAAAGTACCTCCGGGCCTCGGTGAACAAGGTCACGAAGCAACACGTTAAGACGGTCAAGTCGCTGGTGGCTCGCGGTCCTACCGGCAACCTTCGCCGGTCCGTTGGCGTGGTGACAGAGGCCAAGGTGAAAGGCCGCACGCAGACGGCCGTGCTTGGGTTCCGGCGAGGAGACGCTGGCGGCACCAACGGCAAGCGGTCGGGATTCCATGCGTGGTGGATTGAGAACGGCGTTAAGGTGCGAACGGCCAAATCAGGCAAGAAACTCAAGGTGCCGATGTCGATGGCCGGAAAGTACCCGTACCTCAAGGGCAAGGTCGCTCTGATTGGCGGCGAGGATGGCGGGTCCATCTTCTTTCGCCAGGTCAAAGGTTTCGCCGGCACGGGCAAGTTTGCCGCGTGGGCAGACGCGACGCTGCCCGGCATTCGCGACGCCCTGCAGGTCGAGCTCGTTAGCGCCTTGGATAAGGCGACGGCCGAGGCCGCTAGGCGAGCCATCAGAAAGGCGCAGGGAAAGTAATGCCGACCGTGACCCACATTGACGAGGCCCTGGTCCAGGTGCTGGCCGCCAACGCCGACATCGCCATGCAGGCCGGGAGCCGCATCTACCAGGTGCAGGCCCCGCAGGGCACGGCGTTCCCGTGCATCGTGTTCGCCCGCGAGACGCAGCTGAAAGACCCGTTCACGCACTCCCTCGGGCCGGGCTCGCTGATCCGGGCGACGTACACGTTTTCCTGCATCTCAACCACCCTGCTCGAGGTGCGAAACCTCGCGCGTGCCGTGAAGGCCGCCTTACAATACAAGCGGACCGACCGCATCCGGCTGGCTGTCGTGAGGAGTGACGACGACCAGCAGGAAATCGCCCCCAGCGGCGAGCAGCTGCCGGTCTATCGCACAGATCTTTCGGTCGAGGTTACATACGCAGAACCCTGAGCAAGGAGGCTCAGACTATGGCAGTAGACATCGGACAGGGCACCTTCGTTACGTTCGGCAGCATCGTCGGCAGCGCCGCGACCCACTACAAGGTCAACAGCGTCTCGCTCGGCGGCGTGAGCCGTGATGTGGTCGATGCCAGCCATCTGCTCACCACGGGCGGCAAGGTGTTTCTCGCCAGCGAGTACTACGACCCGGGCGAGCTGTCGCTGGAGATTCACCACGACCCGGCGCTTAACCCGGTCAACCTTCTTACCAACGTGGCGACCAACCAGGCCGTCAACATCTACTTTGCCAACGGCGGAACCGCCACGGCGCTGTGGAGTGCGTTTGGCTACGCATCGTCATTTGAGGCTTCCGCCCCGAAGGACGACATGATGACCGGCACGCTGACCATCAAGCTGTCGGGCAACATCAACATCTAAGCAGCAGGAGGCGCGGACTGTGGCTCTCACCCGTGAGCAGATCAAGGCTAAGCGTGGCGTAAGACCGCGTGTGCCCGTAGAGGTGCCCGAGCTGGGCACCGTCTACGTCGCCAAGATGACCGCCAAAGACCGCGACGCTTTGGAGCAAATGGTCACTGGCGGCAAGGTTGGCGGCGTCAACCTGACCAACATCCGGGCACGGTTCGTGGCCCTGGTGTGCGTCAACGAGGACGGCACCAAGATGTTCGAGGAAGGCGACGCCGAGTGGCTCGGCGAGCTGGACACGGACATCGTGCAGGCCATCGTGGACGAAGGCTTCAAGCTCAACGGCATCGGTGGCAACGCTCTGGAGGACGCCACAAAAAACTAGAGCGCCGTCCGATCATCCTCTTCCTGTACCGCCTGGCCCTGAAGCTAGGCATCTGGAACGTCGAAGATCCGGGCGGCCTGGCTGAGACGATGAGCGTCGACCAGTTGTACGGCTGGATGGCTGCATACACGTTGATGCCGTGGGGTGACGAGTGGCTGAGGGACGCGGTACTCATGGCACAGCAGTACAACGCGAACCGTCCCAAGGGTAAGCCGGCCCTCAAGCCGTGGGACTTCATGCCGATCGAACAGCGTCCGCAGTCGCAGGACGAGATGTGGCGCATCCTCCAGCAGGTGAAGTAAGCCATGGCTGCGAAGAACTTCGGCCGCGTCAACGTCTCAATCACCGCCAGCACGGGCGGGCTGACGGCGGGACTGGGTCGCGCCGGCAAGCAGATGCAGTCGTTTGCCGGCTCGGTGACGTCGACGCTCAATCCGCTACGCATGCTGTCGAGTGTTGCCCAGAGCACATTCGGGCAGCTGGCTCTGTTCTCAATGGCCCGCAGTGCGGTCAACACGCTGACTGGGATGGCGTCGGCAGCCGCGGAGAATGTCGACGTTCAGAGCAAACTCAGCCGCCGGCTGGGGATGACGTATGCCGAGCTGTCTGGCCTCAAGCTGGCTGGCGACTTGGCCGGCGTTGGCATCGAGACAATCGGTGCTGCAATGACGAAGGCTGACGTGGCTATGCAGAAGGCGGCTGGCGGGTCAAAGGCTGCCAATGCTGCTTTTGCCACTTTAGGACTGAGCGTCGACCAGCTGCAGGGAATGAGCGCGGCTGATCGGTTTTCCGCGATTGCCGAGTCAATCTCGGCCCTGCCAACATCCGCCGAGCGGGCTGCGGCTGCCGTTGCATTGTTTGGCCGGTCTGGTGCGCAGTTGCTGCCGCTGTTCGAGGGCGGTGCCGGCAGTATCGCAAGAGCACGCCAAGAGGCTGAGCGTTTCGGATTAGCGCTGACGAATGCTCAGGGGCAGAACGTCGAGGAGATGAACGACTCGTTCACTCGGGTCTACTCGGCCATTCAAGGCATCGTGCAGCAGGTGACGGCGTACTTAGCCCCAGCAATCACCGCTATCGCAAAGCAGTTCACTGATTTCGTGGGCAGTGTCGGTGGAGCCAATATTGGACAGGCAATCGGCGAGGCCTTGCTTCAAGGCGCGCGGTCTTTGGCGGAATATGGCGATTTTCTTATTCAAAACTTAAGCGGCGTGTTTCAGTTTCTTTCGCAGGTCGGAGCACAGTGGTCTGCAATCTGGGACATTGCTGGCCGTGTCGGTGGTTTTCTGTCTGGTGTGTTCAACGCTTTTCAGGCCGGCATGGGCACGATTGTTCTGGGGTTTGGAAAGGTTGCCGAATATTTCGGTGTGAGTGGTGCAGAGCAGTTCAATAAAGAGATTGAGCAAGGGATTTTAAAAGACCTCGAGCAACGCGATGCCGGCTTCACAAAGGCATTTGGAGAGTCACAGTCGACAGCTGGCGAGGCAATTGCAGGCCCGCTCACGTCTATGATTGACGGTGCTATAGCTCAGTCTCGTGCCGCTGCGGCTGCCGTAGATCAAAAGACGCAAGGCAGTATCCAGAAGGCACTAGCCACTCCTGTTACAGCTCAAGTTGCGGTTAACACCGAAGCCCTAAAAGCTGTGGTTGCCGGCACGTCAGAGGGCGAGGCATTCCGCAACTCTCTGCTGCGTGGCGCTGACCCACGAAACGCCGGGAACGAGGATGACGCACGCACGGCCGACGCCACCGAAGAGACAGCCGCCGGCGTCGACGAGCTGGTGTCAGTCATGCGTGCTCAGTTCGCCCTGGCGAGCATCTCGGTGTAACCATGGCCATCATTGACGCCCGCATTTTGCGAAGTTTGCAGCTGACCGAAACGCTCAGCGACAAGGGCGATGCACAGTTTACGGGGTCGGAAGATTTTCTGATTCTGTCCGACACTAAAGACCCGTCTTTCGCGGACATTCTGGACAACCAGGCCACGTGGGCCAACCTAGGCAACAAAAGACTTCCGCGACTCAAAGACTTGATTCAGGTTGGCGGCATCGATCTGTACGTCAACTCTCGCGACCTGTCGCACTACAAAGACAACGAACGCGCAGTTGTCATGTCTGTGCGGTATGTGGGCAAGCCCGAGGGGCCTGGCCTGCCGGAGCCTCAGCTGCTCACGCCGGAGTTTTTCCAGCGGTGGTCGATTCAGACAACGTCAGTGACTGAGCCGGCGTTGGGGTGGGAAACGCTGGCCGAAACAAACGGCAAGCCGCAGGTTGGCGGCGGCCAAAAGACGGCACAAAACTCGGCCGGAGATCCGGTGGACGGTCTGGAAGAAGATACGTCCCTGCTGCGGATGACGTACACGAACACCCGCGTGCTCGCTCCCAACTTTGACGCGCTGGATGGTTACGTCAATACGTGCAACATCGGTTTTTTCAACATTGCCCCTGGAGGAAACAAGGCCGATTACACCGTTCGCTGCGTTGGATACAACGCCGACTTCGACGAAAAGAACCAAGTCTGGAGCGTCAGCGTTGAGTTTCTTTACAAGCCCAACAACTGGTCGATTGAGTACTACGACATCGGCTTCAACCAAATCGTAAACGGCAAGCGGCAGGCCATCCTGGACAATGCCGGCAATCCCGTCAGCAAGCCCGTTCCGCTCAACGGCAACGGGCAAGTCGAGCCGTTCAGCGGCACAGGAAACGATGAGCCGCCGGAGTTAAGGATTCGCCACCTGTACCCGTACCCGTCTGAGATTATGGACACTTCATTCTTTACTGAGACTGGAATCTAATGGCAAACGAAATCACCCTGAGCCTTTCGCTGGCCGTGCGGAATGGCAACTATGACGAATCCGTGTCCGACTCCACCCGCGTCGATCAGACGACGCAGCGCGCCGCCTCTGGCGTGGTCGTGGTCGGTAGTAACGCCGTGCAAACCATCGCCCTGGGCGACGTGACCACGGCCGGCTACGCTGCCTTCCGCAACCTCTCGACGGCCACCTCGGGCACCGCCTACATCGCCTTGGGCAAGTACGACGGGACCAACCTGCACGAGTTCGTGCAGCTGCGTCGCGGCCAGCCTGCCATGCTGCCGCTGATCGGCAACGTGAGCGTGGGGGCACGGAGCTACGGCACGCCGGCCAATCTGCGGTACATCATCCTCGCGGAGTGACGCATGGCCACGTATGGCTTTTCTGACGGCGACGCCAAGCGGATCGGGCGGGTGGTGCGTTCCACTGAGAAGCACCC